TGTTTAATATAGATTACTTTGAAGGGAGTGATTTAAATGACTAATAAAAAGTATAGCATAAAAATCACCTTAACGGATGAAGATATATATCAATTACAAAGTGGTGATTTATATTTTAACTGGACTTATGAAACGGAAGAAGACAAAACGGTTACAGTTGATGTAATGTTAGATAAGGAGGTCATAGATGACTAATCAAGATATAATAATTACTTGTTATGCTGTTATCATGCTTCTAATATTCTTTAGTTGTAAAATAGCCTTTTTATATTTCTTAATGTGTTTGTTTGACATAGAATAATAGTAACACCTAGTAAACCAATAAAGAACCCTTATAATTAAGTTTATAAGGGTTTTTTTATACCCTTAACATCTTACACTTAATAATACTAATCTAATCATATAACACCATTTAAAGCCTAATTATACATATGTTAGTATTTAATACTATATGTTTAAAGGTTATATAATACTATTTAAAGCACTTTAAATACTTTAATCAATGTAATTAACTAATCAATTATAATAATGCTTTAAGCATTGCATTTAATCAATTTTAAAGCATTGTAATACATTGTATGTAATTGTATAAAATGTGTGGTTTACTGGTATTTTAGACACCTTATCACCAAAAAATAACAGCACATTTAAAGAAATATGCAACCTTAAATTTTTAAGCAAATAACATTAATACTTTAAATAATACAAGTTTAGACACCTTGAAAGTAGCTCCTCGAGGAGAGCTTTTTTCTGATAATCTATATTATGTTAACTAGTGAGGAGTCATTGGATCAATCCAAATGGGGGTAAATCAAAAAATACTTTCGCAGACCACCACAAGTATTTTTTCTCTTTTTAATGTTACCCTAATCTGCCTAAATTAAAATTATGAAAAATAATGTTACCATAACAAACTCAACATTAGATAGAAAGAAGCTATGTGCAGAGCTAATAGCATTGAACCCTGAAATAACAAGTTCTAAGCTAGCAAAGGAATTAGGTGTTAGTCTTGCTACCATTAATAATTATAGGTCTGATATTGCAGTTATTGATATGATCTATGATAGGTTCATGGAAGTAGCTGGGATACATTTGCCTGAAGTATTAATGGCTCAAATTGAAGAAGCTAAACGAGGTAATACTAGAGCTGCAGAATTGATACTTAAACACTTTGGTAAGTTGCAAGATACATTAGTGTTAAAGGTTGAATCTCCTTTTATGCAACATTTAAAGGTAGTAGATACTGAAGAAGCAGAGATAGTAGAAGATGTAGCTATGGATATTGGAGCGAGTTTTGAAGTTAAAGACCAAGATATGTTACCTCCATTACCTGAACGAGATCCTATTAATGATACACCTAGAGCTAAAGTTTTTAAAGACAATAGAGAGCTAAAGCAGAAGTATACTGATGTTAAGAAGAAGAAAAGTGCTAATGAGAGGAAAAGATTAAGGTATAGAGCGAATAAAGTTAAGTTAAAGCCTTTACCTCCTGGAAAGCCTACTCCTCAAGCAAGGAAAGAATGGTTAGATGAACTACATAGACGAGAACGAGAATCCCTTCAAGGAAAATAGATTTGTAATTGAAGTAATGATCATGTACATTGAAGATTATGAGTTCTTATATCAATGTATTGGTGCTGATACTAATAATGTTATAATTGATATTGAGCAACTAATAATTGATTTAGTAGATTTTCAAGGAGATTGTGTGTACTACACTCCTTTAAGTATTGCTTGATTTTTCTCTTATAGGTGAGTTTTTAGGTAGTTGTATAGTATTAGTAACATTACCTGTTGGATCTAAAATACAGTAACAAAAGCTCCCACATAAACTCCATCCACTTCCTGGTAGTCCTATTGCTTCCCAATCTGAAAATGGTAGTGTAGTTCCTGCTCTTTCTTCACAATCTGAGCATATTCTATGTCCAGATACTGTTACCCAAGTAAATTCTTGATCCATGTCAAATTCTTCGTATTGTCCAAATCTAGCAGATTGAGCAATTCCTAATACTACAGCAGCCTTAATAGAGTTTCTTAAGAATCCGAATATCTTACCACCTTCTTCCATATCTCTAGTTAATTGTTCTTCTATAGTAGCATCTTCTATACCATTAGCTCGTAGTTGAGTAACATATTTATCAATATTAAGTGCAAATTGTTCTGAATCAAACAGCATTAACATGACTATTTCATCAATTATTGTATCTATTTCATCAGGGAATTGTTCTTCAAGTGTATCTAATGTGTCTTGAAAGTCATCTCCGAAGATGTCGCTATAATCTTGAACTGCCATTACTTAGATGCTATCCTCATTGATTTTTCTAAATTATCTTTAAATCTCTCAGTTGCTTTCTTGTATTTAGGATGTTTTTCTAAATTATCTAATGTTTTATCTACAAAGTTTCTTGGTTGAACTCTTTTATTGGGAACTAAAGAATTAGATGCAGTTGTAAAACCTTTATTTTGATAATAACCATAAAATACAGGCTCTGACTTTCTTTTACCTCTATAAGTCTTACCATTAGGTTTTTTAATTTTATAATTCTTTGGACTTTTAGCAACATTTTTAACAACTGCTTTTAGTTTTTTAGGAGTTGCTTTTAGTATTTTATTAGATTTAGCTAGTTTACCACTAAGATTAAGTGGTCTATGATCTCCATGCAGTTTACGAGTAGAATCTTTTATTCCTTGATAAGATCCTTCTTTAATGTCCTTATCCCACCCTTCTTTTACAGGTTCAGCTATATCATTTAGCAAAATAGAGCTAGATATACGAACTGCTTTTAGCATTTTCTCTATATTAAAGTTTTTCTTGTACTTTACCTGAATCATTTAATTTCTTTCCAAACCCTTTGCCTAGTTTATATCCTTTAATATAATTAGGGATATGCTTTGCAAAAGTAACTTCTATAAAGTCCTTTGCATATTGACTAGGGTTATCAATAATTGATTTAATGTTACCTTTAGGAATCTCTACTTCAATATCATTCAGCTGCTTGAGTTCTGTTACGAACTCTACTAAAGATTGATCCACTTTGTTCTTCTCTTGTGCCATTTACACTTTCATTTTCGTTAATTTCAGTTTGAGCTTGTTCTAAAGTTAAGTCATCATTGTATTTTTTTAATAACTTTGCTTTAGTAGTCATATTATTATCTAACATCCAAGTATTCATAGCTATTTCTTCTGGAGTAGTCATAATAGTTTTAGGTTCATTAAAGTCTATACCTATAGTATTTGGTAGACTAATACCATTAGAAGCAGCTACTTTCTTCTCTAATTCATATAATTCCATTTCACTACCTGTCCACAATCCAAGATCATCTTGGTATTTTTCATTATATTCAACATTCCTTATTTGGAGAGCAGTTCCAGATTGAGGTCTATCTTTTTGTGGATCTATAAATGAAACAGTTAAGTGATTATTAGAAGCAGTAACCTCTAACATAGTTTTTGCTAGTGCTATAGCATCATCAATATTAACAGTAGGAGATAATATATTCATATTAGCACCCTCTGGTAGTATTATAATCTCATCAGAACCAGCTCTTTGAATGTTTTCATCAGCATACATACCTGTAACAGTATATTGACCAAACATTTGGAATCTCATGCCTAGATTCATTTCTGTAAACAATATATTAAGTTGTTCATTAGCATTAATTATATCAACAGCTCCAGGAACAGTAAATTCTAACTGCTGATGGTCTTTATGCATGAATACAAAAGGCAGAACACCTAAATCATGGGTTTCTGCCTTTAGTTCCTTCCCAGTATCATCATATATTATATACCCTTGATCATCATAATAAGCATACTGTAACACTTCGTTCCCCACAGATGCATCATCAGTATTTAAAATAATTGGATATTTAATAGCTACTGGTTTGAATGGATCTAAATCATCAAGTATAACATCAAAAGCATACTTTGGTGTATATTTAAAAAATTTATTACCAGTTGAATCTTCATCCATTCCTATATGCACAGCAATAGTACCTAATAGTTTAGTCATTTTCTCAAAATGTTTTAATTTAAAGTCTTTCATTATAGTTAAATCATCATAAACATCTTGTTTGTTTTGTAGTGTTCTATTAGCACCTAGAGTATATACTCTGGACATTTTATCTACAAATCTTTTAGTAATATTCATTGAACTTATTGGAACTTCTTGAAATGAAGAAGCACTAAATCTGTCTGCAACATATTGTTCAGTATTATCACCATTATAATAATCAAGCATCTTATAAACTAATGCTCTCCTGTCTTTAGCCTGTTCTAGCTTTTGTAACTTAATAGATTCATCTATTATTTTTCTTGCCATTGAATAAATCATTATCTGCTCCTGAATTGTATTTGATATTGTCTTATTGGGAATTGATTAACTAATGCATACCTTAAAGCATCCATGCTGTGATCATGGTATCCATCTTTCTTTGGAAGCTCTTTGATTTCATAACCCTCTTTACTTTCAGGGTATGCATATCCTTCCATATCTTCTATTAATCCAGTACATTTTTCATCTATATGTAATCTTCTAGTTCCATCTGAAGATAATATAAAATTTCTTACATGAGATACACCAGAAGCTATGCTTCTTGATGCTTTATCTCTTACTGCAAATACTCTCCACCCAGTATTTTGATAAAATATATCTGCTTCACCTTTACCTACTGAAGCCTGAACTTGATAACCAGCAGGATCTCCATATACATTTGCTATCTGATATGGTCTTTCCTTAATCATGTCCACTAATTCTGTTGTTTTAATATTAGTTTGATGAACTATCTCATCTATAAAATATATGTGATCCACATCATTAATTCGTTCTGTTTGAAACCACAAAACAGCTGGTGTGCGATAGCCGAAATCGATAGAGATAAAGGTAGGTAGATTATATCTATATGGATATTTACCTACATTTTCATTCCTAGAAAAGTCATTATATACTCTACCCTGTAATGATGTAAACTCAGCTGCAAACTCTTGCCTAAATATCTCATCTGTTAGAGATTGTTTAGCTTCTAATAAATCTAAATCTTCCTCACCTTCTGGGAATGAATGTCTATTATCCCATGATGGAGAATTAAATGAATACCAATTAGGCTCATTTTGTCCTTTTAAAAACAATCTGTAAAAATAATTATGTCCTTGTGGTGTAGATATAAATATTGCTCTACCTTTACCTCTTTTACCATCAGATAAAGTAGGTCTTACATACATCTCCCAAATCTTTTTTAATCCCTTAATTTTACTTGCTTCATCAAATACTGCAAGAGATACACCTTCACCAATCATTGAGTTAGGGAACTCTGCTGACTTACCTTCTAATACAGACCTTCCACCATTCCAATCAAACTCTAAATATTGATCTTTAGCAGAATACCTAGATGGTTTATAACCTTTTTGTAATACAAGCTCTGCATATACAAATTCAAATATCTTAGATGATGTAGCATAGTTAGGTGCTATAATCCAACATACAGAATTAGGAATACATAATTGGATCTCAATTTCTCTAGCTGCACTAAAACTTTTACCAAACCTTCTACCAGCAGATACTACAGTATATCTAGTACCATCAGGATTATTATCTGCATTGTATACACCATTAGGAGGAAAGTGTAGTTTCTTTTGACCACTATGTGGTTCATACTTTACGAAATTAAACCATTTACTCTTATATTCTTCAATATTTTGTGTATATTCCATGATTTATTATAAAATTTTTTGTATTTTAATAGAATAGTTTATATATTTCATATATCTAATATACTATAAATAGTATATTTATGTTACTAAAAAAGTCAAAAAGGAGTTTAATAACAATGGCTGAAGAAGTACAAACCCAGAATGAACAGACAGGGATCTCTGGAGAGCAGACAGCTCAAACTAATGAACAGACAGTTCAAAGTAATTCAAATGATACAAACTGGAAATCCCTACATGAGAATGAAGTAGATTATAATAAAAAGCTACGAGGTAAGAATCAAGAACTTCAAGCTAAATTAGAGCAATTTGAAAAAACTCAAGCAGAATCTAGGCAGAAAAAAATGGAAGAAGCAGGTGAGTTTAAAACAATTATTGCTGAAAAAGATCAACATATTGAATCTTTAACTAAAAAAGCAGAAGCTCATGATAATTACTTAAATACTCGTAAATCTGAATTATTAGAATCTTTTTCTGAAGATGATAGAGAACAGTTTAGTCATTTATCTTTAAGTGATATAGAAAAATTATCAAAGAGGTTGAATGTTTCTAAATCAAATGTACCAAATGTGCCTGAAGGCAGAGATGCTAATTTAGGAGAGTTTGGTGGTTATAGTTCTTATCAGGAATGGGCGACTAAAGATCCATCAGGTTATCAAAAGGCAAATACACCTCAAACATCTGGAAAGATTAAAATTGGCTATTAAGAAAGACCATAGTAAGATTATGGGAGTTG